TTTAACTATTGGCAGTACACGCATTTTTACGTTAATTAACGGAACGCTTGACTTAAATAATTTAACGTTGACCAGCGGAACTTTCTTTTCAAATTACAGTAACACTCGAGCAATTGCGTTTGGTACAGGAAACATTACTCTTATTGGTAGTAGCGCAGCGGTTTGGGCAAATGCAAATGCCGCAAACTTTACATATACGGGAACACCAACAGTAAACATGACTTATTCTGGGTCTGTTGGCACAAGAACTATTCAAACTGGATATTTCAGCGGAAGCGGCACCGAAGAAAATTCCGTAAATTTTAATATTTCTGCCGGTACAGACATTGTTTTGTTTACAGCAACCGCAAGGGTCAGAAACGTAAACTTCACTGGTTTTGCTGGAACCTTGTCGGGATCGTCTGCGTTGTTATGCTACGGCAACTTGACATACAGCGCAGGAATGACAATTGCAGCAGCCACCAACCCTACAATTTTTGGCGCTACATCAGGAACGCAACTGATTACTACCAATGCACAGACGCTTGATCTTCCATTGACCTTTAACGGCATTGGAGGCACGTTTGCTTTTCAAGACGCATTGACTCAAGGCTCCACAAAAGCGTTTACGATCATCAACGGCACGGTGCAACTAAAGGCGGGCGTCACCAGCACGGTTGGTGCGCTTTCAACAACGGGAACCACTCAGAAGTTCTTGCAATCCACGCTGGCCGGTACAAAAGCTACTTTAAGCCAAGCATCTGGCACAGTCAGCACTGGTTATTTGACCATCAAAGATATCAATGCTACTGGTGGTGCAACTTGGAATGCTTACACTACGAATAACAACGTGGACGCAGGCAATAATAGTGGCTGGGACTTCTCGTTTCAGCTTGGTCGTTACATTTACACTAGGCGCAAAAACAAGCGCATTCTTCCTTAAAGGGTAATCATGAGCAACTCACAAATTCCATTTGCACCATTTGGCGAAACTATTGTTGTCGCTGCTGACGCGGCTGCACCTGCTGGCATTCAAGCACCCGTTTATGTCAAGCTAGACCCGCAAAATGCAGGCCAGTATCGCTTTGTCAACGCGGGCACAAATACAGTTTTCTTGGGAACTGGGGCAAGTGCAGCAGATGCTACGGCAAACGCTGTGGCTCCAATAGCAGGCAATCCATCTCCTGCCATTGTCTTGCTGCCTGGCGCAATTGAAATACTGCGCTTTAACCAATCCACCTACTTTAGCGGACTGGCAGCCGGTGCTACTACTGTTTACGTCACACCAGGACAAGGTTTGTAAATCATGGACTACCAGCAACTGCTAAACATCGTACTTGGCACCGCGATGGCGGTGGTTGGCTGGTTTGCCCGTGAACTATGGGCGGCGGTCAAGGAGCTAAAGGCTGACTTGTACAAGCTGCGCGAAGACCTGCCTAAAGAATACGTTACCAAAGACGATTACCGGCAAGATATCCGCGAACTCAAAGATATCATGAACAAGGTCTTTGACCGCCTAGAAAACAAAGCGGACAAATGATAGACGGTCTTGGTTCCATTTCTGATTTAGTCAACACCGCCATCAATAAGATATGGCCCGACAAGTCAGAGGCTGAAAAGCAGCAACTTGCCGCGGCCGTAATGGTCGTTCAAGGCCAGATTGACACCAACAAGGTGGAAGCTGCAAACCCTAACGTATTCGTCTCTGGCTGGCGTCCCTTCATCGGCTGGGTTTGTGGCGCAGCCTGCGCATGGAACTGGATCGGCTTACCCATTGCGACCGTGGCGCTCAAGTTTTACCAGATTGAATTATCCCTTGCTCAGGCCAACTTGTCGGAGATGCTGCCTGTGCTGATGGGAATGTTAGGTTTAGGAACGCTTCGCACCGTCGAAAAGATAAACGGTGTAGCGTCCAAGTAACACAATCGTGTTATGTTCCAAAAGTTTTAACACCAAGGACTAGCATGGCAGATCACATCAGCGATGAAGAGTTTATTGAGCTTTGGAGTTTGCACAAAACCCCAGTCAAAATGGCCAAGGCTCTTGGTATTGGCGAAAGAGCAATCTATCGCAGAAGAAGCTCCATAGAGGGCAGAAAAAACGTCAATTTAACAACGCACAAGGAATCGTTTACTGCATCTCCCGTGCGTCCCAAATCAGAGTTGGGGATTCTCAATGGAACTGTTATTGTTTTTTCTGACGCTCATTTCTGGCCTGGGATACGGACTACTGCTTACCAGGGCTTACTTTGGGCGATTGAGAAGTTTGAACCAAAAGCAGTTATTTGCAATGGCGATGCTTTTGATGGTGCATCTATATCTCGCCATCCACCTTTGGGCTGGACTCGCACACCAAGCGTGATTGACGAGCTTAACGCCTGCAAAGACAAACTAGGTGAAATCTCGGAGCTTGCCAAGAAAAAGCGCCACAACGTCAAGCTGATGTTTACGATGGGCAATCACGATGCTCGATACGAAGCTCGGCTGGCGGCTAATGCTCCCCAATATGTTCAGACCCCAGGCTTTAGCATTGCAGACCACTTTCCAGAGTGGTCGTTTTGTATGTCAACTTGGGTGACGGACGATGTGGTGGTTAAACACCGTTACAAAGGTGGCGTCCATGCCACCCACAACAATACAGTAAGCGCCGGTAAAACCATCGTAACGGGGCACCTTCATTCCCTTAAAGTAACGCCTTACGCGGATTTTTCAGGCAACAGGTTTGGGGTGGACACAGGGACACTAGCGGAGATTAACGGCCCTCAATTTGACTACGCCGAAGAGAACCCGCAGAACCATCGCTCTGGGTTTGCCGTACTGACGTTTAAGGATGGTCAACTGCTTTGGCCTGAGTTGGTTCACAAGTGGGCTGAGGGACAGATTGAGTTTCGCGGTGAAGTGGTTGATGTGAGTGGCCTCTAAAGGGCAAAAAAGAGCATTCACTTTGGTAAACGCTCAATCTTGCCCTTATAGAAACAAATTACTCGTTCTCTGACTCAACTTCGTAGCCGTCGGCATCTTCCACCAGCAACCAGTCGCCGGTCTCAACGTCCAAATAGTACCAAGCCTCATGCTCTTCGTCGTACCAAGAATAACGGTCAGTGTCTTCGTCGTAGGCGTACTCTACACCGTCCTCAAAGTGCTGGGCGATTTCTTCAGGGATGTCCTCGCCTTCGTCATCTTCAAAGTCCTCGTCTTCGTCAACAACGCTCAGATCACCAAGCATCTGGGCAATCTCAGCCAGTTGAAACAACGAGCTAGTGGAAAATTCAAAATAGCCGTTATCGGCCATGTCAACGGTCACGGTAAACATCATATTCTTCTCCAAAAATTGAGCGGCGGGATGCCGCGAAAACATCTTACAGCACCATGATTACGAACTTTAACGCCTGTCTTGACCAAGTTTTAGCATCGGAGGGAGGCTTTGTAAACCATAAATCTGATCCAGGCGGCATGACTAACTTGGGTTGCACAAAAACAACGTGGGAAGAATTTGTGGGCCACCCTGTGTCAGAAAAAGATATGAGGAATCTGACAAAAGCTGACGTGACCCCACTCTATAAGCGCAAATACTGGGACAAGGTGGCTGGCGACAAACTTCCATCTGGCCTTGATTACGCGGTGTTTGATGCTGCTATCAACAGCGGTCCAGGCCGTGCCGCCAAGTGGCTGCAAGAGATTGTCAACGTCAAGGCTGATGGCGTTATCGGCCCCAAGACGCTGGAGGTAGTGGGAACATATCCTGTACAGTTTTTAATCTCGCAGTACAACGACGCCCGACTTCAGTTCCTTGAAGCGCTACCGACTTGGCCAGTCTTTGGCAGGGGCTGGCACAATAGGGTTTCCCACGTCCAGTCCGTGGCCAGTCAGCTTGCATAATTAATTCCGTCTATTATTTTGGTTTCCTGATTGGTTTAGGACAGTCTTCGGGCGGGGTGACGATTCCCCAGATGGCTTCGTATGGTTGTCCCTGACCCGCCTCCGTCCACCGGTCAACGTAAGTGTCTGGCATAGCATTAAGCGCAACTGACACAGAGTCCTTGGCCGCGCCTATGCGGTCAGCAAGCTCGGCAACAGTGCAGCCCTCTTCCTCCTTGCGGAGTATGTCACGTATCAGCGACGGCCATTTGGGTCTGCTCATCGCTTGCCCTCTTTCTCTTGGTTACGTTTAGGCAGCGGCAGCCAGCCCAGACACCAGTGGCCGTTCCAGATTCCCGTAGTGCAGATGCCTCCGGTGGTCAGTAACAGCA